CTGGATAGGATCGGCCTGGCTCCGGACTTCCATCAGGCGCTCGTTGATGGTCAGAAGTTGGCGTTTCAGGCTGACGGCTTCGAACTCTGCCACTGCCGTCCTGGTCTGCTCCTGGGCCCGGAAATACTGCAGCATAGGTTCTGCCGCGTGTTGTGCGTCACCCTCGACGTACCCCAGGCGGAATGCCTGCCAAGCGTTCTCCAGGCCAGGCTCTACATAGCGCCCGTTCTCGTCCTGGTCGTCACTGTATACCCTGGGCTCGATCACTCGCTGGCGGAACACCTCGCGGGCCCGTTCCTCTACATCGGCGGGAACGCCGACACCGGGCATGATTGCGGTTTCTACTGTCTCGTGGTTCATGGTTTCTCTCCTCGGGCTTTCAGCCAGTTGTCCAGGCCACCTACGCGTACCTGGCCTTCATACATCCACTTGTCTTTGGTGGGCCAGAAATCCAGTTTCTTGCCACGGACCAACCGCCCCCAGTGATATGGTGTGTGTACAGTCCAGTTGGCCTGGTCGTACACTTCCTGGTTCCGGGCCAGGCGGGCGTGGCGTTCTTCCTGGTCGTCCTCGCGGACTGCTCGGTACATATCGCCTATTTCACTCACCACGGGCCTCCTTCCTCCGGGTCACCTCCCCCTGCAAAACTCCCTGGCGCTGGCGGATCGAGTGCAGGCGCTCCTTGTCCTGGTAGTATGCCTGACCATCGGCGTACGGCAAGTCCTCTTCGATCTCGGCGGCCTGCATTTTGCACCGGGCGATTTGGTCCAGCAGTTCTTGGTCGCTGTATGTTTTCACATCTTCCATCACTCTATCCTCTATGGTTGTGCCCCGGCGTACCGGGGCTGTTGCTGGCGGGCCTCAGATGTCGTATTGGTCCAACTCTGTGCCGCTCTCTTTCAGGGCCCGGCGAATCCGGTTACCCAGGTTCATACGCTGCATACCTACGTTCAGGTGGCCGTACTTCTCTTTCAGGCCCTGGGGCCCGATGGCGTCTTCGCCGGACTGGCTCAGGACTCGGGCTGTCAGGTCGTACACCTCGTCCAGGTCCTTGCCACGGAGGGCTGCAGCTACCGGGTCGCCAGAATCCTGGCACTTACGACCGGAGGCGGTGCGCTCCTCGTACACCTTGTACTTGTCGTAGTAGTCCTCCAGGAGGTTGGCAGTTTGGACGAAGTAGGTGCTACCACATGCCGCGCAACGGTGGGTGTGCCCCTTGTCGTTCCGGTTGGCCATGCGTACTACGCTGTGGTTGCCGCAGTCCTCACACTTCTTGCCGTCCTGGCGAACCCGCTTCCGCTGGTCCGGGGTCTTCTCGGCGTCCAGGGCTGCCCGGTCCTTGGCCTGGCGCACCTTACCTGCCTTCTCGGCATCGTAGCGCTTCTCGGCCAGGTCCGCATCCTGGGCGTTGATGAAGTCCAGGTATTCGCGTTCTTTGGCCTTGAACGCGTCCTCCCGGCGAATCCAGATCTCGCGGCCATCTACCACGGAGTTGAAGAAGATCTTCTCTTTGTCGAAGTGAGTAATACGTCCAACTTCCCACTCGCCGGTACCGGTCATGTCGGCTTTCACGTAGCCACCAGCCACGGCGCGCTTGATCTTTTTCAGTTCTTTGCCCAGTTGATCGTTCAGCTTGCTCATGCCAAAATCCTCGCGGTTGTAATCTCTGCTCTCTATTCGGGGCTTTGTGCCCATCCAGTAAGTCTATTGTACCATACTGGATGGGGGTTGTCAATACCTTAGATAGTGATAAAACCCATGTTCGCCAGTTCCATGATATACCCGCCAAATCCGTTGATGTTCAGGAAATGGGATTGCAGGAAAACCGGAGTGAAGCGACCATCTGAGCGCTGCACGATCACGTACATCATCGGGATGTACTGCTCCTGGCCTTCCGGCAGGAAGCTGTGCTCAACCTGGATCTTGGCACACTCGGCCTTAGATACGGCCATGGTGTACTCTTTGTAGGTCTTCACGTTGTTGTCGCCAATGGTGCTTTCTACAATTTCGTTGATGCTTGATTTCATGATGTTTCCTCTCTATCTCTCTATGTTTGGTGTGGCCAGGTCATCCCCATCCATAGAACAAGTATTTGAACACATCCGTGTGTTACTGCGTGTTACAAAATCAGAAGTGGGCCTTGATGTCCTTGGTCGACACACCACCGGACCAGACGAACAAGGATTGCTCCTTGAGCGCCTTGATGGTCATGGCTCCCGTCGGGATGTTCCGTACGTTCGACCAGTGGACCACATATACCATGCTGTCTACCCGGATCATCAGCCAGCAATACCCTGCCGCCTCGCCCCGGTTGAACAGCCACCGCCGTTGGCCTGGGGTATAGTGGGACAGATCCACAGAACCATCCTTGGACTCCACCGCTTTAAGCTCTATCCACCCGTGGTGTCCGTTATAGGTATATGCCACATCTGGCACACTGCTGGCGGTACTGCCGGTCTCTATCCGGTCGTAGAACATGCCTGGAATAGCCTCCAGGCGGGGTTTCAGGCCGTTCCTCCAGAAGTTGCGCTCCAGCTTCTTTTGGCTCGGTGTCATATCAGGTCCTCCAGGAACGTCTGCTTGCCGTTGGCTATCTCGGCATAGGTGGATTCCATAGCGTCCCGCAGGGGGTGGCCCTCGGTCGCCTGTATAACAGCTTCCAGCTTGTGTCCCAGGTGCACTTTGACGTTCATCGCGTGTTCGTCCTGGCCCTGCTGCCTCAGGAAGTGTATCGCATCCATTAGGTCGGCTGCCTTCAAAATGGAAGCCTGGATACCTGCCACCGGGTAGCTGGGCTCGAAGGACTGCTCTATATTTTTCAATTCCTGGCTGGTGGCAGGGCCCATAGCGTCCTTGAGAGGTGAGGGCAAATCCCCCAGGACCACCTCGGGCAGATCGTGGTATAGGCAGGCCAGCAGCACACCGGAGCGTATGAAACCGAACTCCATAAGCTGCCCCTGGCATATGGCGGGGTGATCCGCCCACCGGTCCAGGATGTCCATGGCGATAAGCATCACATTGCAGGTGTGCTCCGCCACATTTTGCTGGCGGTCGGTCTTCATGATCTGCCAGCGCTCGACATTGGCCATCCGTAGCTGGTCGCGAATACTCAGTCGGTAGGTTTTGGATGTGTCAAACATTTATCTTGGCTCCCTTTCTCTTGTAGTACTCATTAAGGTCTAACGCCCTGTGGCATTTTGCGCATGTTTTCATATGTGATGCATGATGCCTGTTTCGGGGTCCACTTCCCAGGACCGTTGTTTGTTTATCTCCATCTTGTCCCAGGCTGCTTGCACTGCATCGATATCACGCAGCCCCGCAGCATCCAGGACAAGGATCAGCAGGTCCGCCCACTCGCCAGGATCGTCCTGGCCGCCGTTCAGGAGTTCAGGTATTTCCTCCATCACCATCTTGGACAGGGCGGAATAGGGGGTTCGATCAGGATATACCTGGTCAGCCCAGGTCTTGATTTCCTGCTGCAGATCCTTGATCGTCTTCTTTTCGTTGCTCATACTGACGCTTTCTCCGATAGGAACACTTGGGGCAAACCCAGTCATATTTCTCCGCCCTGGAGGGGTAGTACCCCTCCTCCGGAACCTTGCCGCACTTCACGCACGGCTTATCAACCACTACTCGGTTTGAATCGTCGGTCATCCTGTTCTCTCCTGTTCTTCATGATCCAGTTCACCATCATCAGGCAAGACGAGGCGTGGATCAAGTGGGGTTTCCCGGTCTCCGGGTCCAATTCTTCTCCAGCCAGGAACGCCAGGGTGTGGCGCTGGTGCGCGTCCATCAACCGCTCGACCGACAAACCCTGCCAGTTCAGACGTCCATACTTGTTGTCCCCGAACTGCAGAACATGGGCCATGTCCAGCAGGAACTGGGGGTCGATGGTGGTCAGGGGTGGCTTGCCCTGGTCAAACTTCCGGGACACCTCCGCCACATCAGACGCCATCTCGTCGGATACTATGGACTCCTGGTGCCGCCAGTGTTCCTTGGCCTCTCCGGGCGCTTCCGCTGGCATCGGCTGGTGGGATACGGCCTGGGCTACCGGGTCCATCTCGTGATACGGCTTCCCGTGGTCGGAAGGTGTCTTCCGGTGCTGGTCTCCGAGTCTGGTTCCCATCACCTTATTCTCCTTTTTTCCTGAGTCTCTTAACACTTTCAATAGCGTTGCAGTTGAAACACAATACCCTGAACTTTAGATGATCAGGGTATCCATTGTTCTTTAACCACACGTATAGGGCATACCCTCCCCAAGGGTGCTTACCGTTTTTCCTCATCTCTCCGCCCCCTCCATCCACGTGGTCCAAAGCTAAAGCGTCGGGGTGATCAAAGCCGCACAACGAACAATAGTTTCCACCATAATGTTCAAACACTTCTTGTTTGCATTTTTTGGTAGAAGTTGTAGCATACTTAAGAGCTTTATCTTTGTTTTTTCTCCTCCATTCGTTCACTTTTTCTCGGTTACAAGCCACGCACCGTCCACTACTTTTTTGGCGCTCCCCTTTAAGTTCTGGGTGTTTTGGGCACGTATTTCCCGTGAATCTCTTCAACGTCTGCATGCGATGGACCCCAAGTCAGGTATTTAACGTTACCGCCAGACTCAGCGATATCCCGCATTATACTACCAAGAGACGCAGCATCGCAATAGTTAGCAAAGCCAAGAACTATTTCGTCGATACCGCCCATCTCCACGGCTTCCCGTAGCTGGTTTCGGGAGAACGTAAACACCCGGCGTGGCAACTGGGTTACGGTCGTGACTTCCACCGGCTGCTGCAGATACTCCCAGGATATCTCGGTCTGGTCAGCGTAGTGGGGCCCAGACCATCCCACCATGTTACCGTCCTCGTCATACCGGTTCGCTACCCTGATGGGGTAGGTGCGGGCACTGCCGATACGGGTCATGGGCCAGTATGCCGGGACACCACAATCAACACAGATCTGGGCCGGGGTGCACTCCCTGGAGGTAGTGTAGGGATAGAATCCAGACAGCATACCGAGACTGTAGCCCTGTGCGCCTTCGATCTGGAGGACGTCGCCCAGTTTAAGTACCTCGATCCATTCAGCCTGGGTAGGCACGATCTGAACTCGGATACCGTAGCGGTCGTATAAATCCTCAAACATGAACCGGATTTCGTCTTTCCAGTCGAAGGCGGTGATCAAGTTCTCCGGGTTGCGGCGGATCTTGTCGATCAGGGCTGCACCACACCCTTTCTTGGTGGACCCGATCTTGGTCATGGGTCCGGCTTCCTCGTCCCGGTGCTTCTGCTGCACGATGGTGGCGTTGCCGTGGATGTAGATGGTCGTGCCCATGGTGTGCAGGACGGAAGCTTTTACCTCCTCGTACAGGCTGTCCAGATTGATGGTGCTGCCGGGGCCCAGGCAGATACGCTTGAGGTTCTTGGACACGATGCCGTTCGGGAGCATGGTGTGTACGAACTTCTCGCCCTGGGAACTGATATAGGTGTGGCCCGCGTTCGGGCTCCAGGCGGAAACCAGGGTATCGGGCTGGTGCTTCTCGGCCAGGTACCCTGCAATCAGACCCTTGCCAGTGGAACCGAACTGCAGATCGCAGATCAGGCGGATATTGCGGGGGTGGTCAATGATCATCTTGGTTCTCCTCGATCTCTTTGGCGATGTCCAGGACACCGGATTTTTCGATAAGGTTACGTGCGTACATCGGGTCGGCAGCATTACTCAGGGCCAGGTCGGCTTTGTCCCAGGACTCGTCGCTGTCATCGCTCCAGGAGATGGCCATGGAACACACGCCCAGGCCCTTTGGAGCCAGGAAAATGCGGATCTCCGGATTCCCGGTCTCGTCCGCTTGCTGCTGGATCACCACTACCTGCCCGATGTCGCTATAGGTGTGCAGGTGGGCGAACTTGTTATCCTCGGTCATTTGCGGGCTCCATCAAATTGGGATATCGTCGTCGAAATCGTCCACGGGTTCCGGCATACCGCCGCCCTGGTTGCCAGTGCTGGCGGGCTGGTCGTCCTTCTTGGTCAGGGCCATCGAGATCATCTTCTCACCCTGGCGGGGGCCACCTTTCACTTCGCGGGTCCAGGCGGATACCCAATACTCGACACCATCCACGTTGATGGAGCCTTGCATATTTGGGTGCGTGTCCTTGGTCCGGCGCTTATTTTTGAACAATGCACCACTATTGGTGTTGTCATACGACATGCATTCTCTCCTCTCTGTTAAGATGCGGGCCCATTATACCATGGGCCCATCCATGGGGCAATCAGGTTGCCTTGTCCGCTTCGGTTGCTTCCCACCAGTTATCGGAGGGTAGGCCAAAGTCGATACGGATCGGTACCCGCAGATCGGGTTTATCCTGGATCAGGCGCTGGATCTCCCGCAGGTGTTCGATCTCTTTGCCGTCAGGCTCCAGGGAAACCGAATACTCGTCGTGAATGTTCAGCAGCAGCCGGTTATGCGGGCACTCCGACTCCATATACTCGTCTATCAGGATCATGTTTTCTTTGTTCAGGTCGGCGGCACCGCCCTGGTAAGCCAGGCCACACGCCTTGCGGGCCATACTCTTGTGCGGGAACCGGATGTGCCGGTCACGCAGGGTTCGGATGTATCCCCTGGACATAGCCACCCGCTTGGCCTTCGCTGCCATCTCCCGGATTCCGGGCACGTTCCGGTGATACTCTTCAACCAGTTCCAGGCCCTCGGGTCCGGATTTCTGGAAGCGTATCTTCTCGCCGTCCCGCGTTTCAAACTCGTCCCATTCCCAGGGCAGGCCGCACAGATCCGCCATATGCCCGGAGCCCATGCAGAATACCATCCCCAGGTTCAACTGTTTGGCGTTCGGGCCGCCAGCAGCCGGGGCAGACCTGGGAAGGCCGGTAAGATCCGCCACCCGCTGGTGAAAATCCAGGTCCGGGTTGTCCTTGTACGCCTGGATGATGTCTGGGTTGTTCACGTAATGGGCAAAGATCCGGTATTCGTGCTGATCCAGGTCACCATATGCCCAGCGCTGGCCGGGATCTGGTAGGAACATTGGGCGCACCATGGACGCGATATCTTTGTCTTGGGCAGGGATCTGCTGCAGAGCAGGGCCAGTATAGGACAGTCGCCCGGTGCCGGTGCCCATCACACCGCCGTCATTGTCGCCCTTGGTCTGGTTGATGTTCGGGTGCACCCTGCCATTCCTGGCGTGTCCCAGGATGTGCCCCTTGATAAAGGTGTCTCGGGCCTTCATCAGCTTGCGGCACCGGAGGATTATCGCGGCTGCCGGGTGTTTCATGGACTGGAGTGCTTCTTTCCCCAGGCTGGGCTGCCCCGCGTCAGTGGACTGCAGGGGCGTACCGTCGATTGCTACCCAGGAACCATCCGGGCGTTGCTTCGGGGCGAACAGCTTCTTGATACTGCCGGAGGGGTTCGGGTTCACTTCAAAACCGGCGATCTCCCGGAGTTGCTGGATGTCCTGGTCTACCTTGGCAGTGATAGTGTCGATGGCCTGTTCCGCTCGGTCCTCGTCCACCCGGATTCCCCGGATCTCCGACTTGTACACCACCTTGAACAGGCGTTTCTCTAGGCCCCAGATTCTCTCCAGACCCTGGCGGGCTATCTCCTCTTCCTGCCACTCCCAGAGCTTGAGGGCACCCCGGCTGTCGTCCTTGGCGTACTTGGCCACCAGGCTCACCGGGGCCCGGTACAGGTTATGCATCTGTACGTTGCGGGTCGCCTTGCCCCCGAACAGGTTCGCCAGTTCCTGGTAGATCTCGTTGTATTTGGACATCTTGAGATATCGCTTGAGCAGGCTATCCAGGGCATAGCTCGGCAGATGCTCGTTAATCAGGGCTGCCCGGATCTGGGTACACTCGGCCTTTGTCGGGTCGATATTCACCCCGCGCTTCCGCAGCATGTGCATGTCGAACTTGATGTTGTGGTTTACGATCTTGGAAGCCTTGTTGATGTTTGCCTCCAGCCAGGGTATTACGTTTGGCTCCCGGCGAAAGTCCCAATAGTAGTCACCGCCACCCTGGATAGACAGGGCCAGACCGAACGCGTTTACGTTCGGGTCCGTCCAGTCCAGGCCGTTGGTCTCAGTATCTGGGCAAATAACTTGCCCGTCCAGATTTGGAAACTCGCTCATGATAATCCTCCCCACTGATCAGCCATAGCCTCTGCGATACCCCGGTACGTAGTACTTCTGATTTTCCATCGGTCAGGGCTCGGGGGTAAGTAAAACAACCTCTCGCGCTCCCGCTTAGACAGCTTCATCATTTCATCGTACACGTATTCCGTCGGCGTAAGGTTTGGTAAGTTGTGCAACCAAAGGCCGGTTTTCTTCTGCTCCATATGGCCAAACATCCATGGCTGCACGTATTGTGCTGGCTTAATTCCGCCGAGTCTCGGTAGAACTCCCACCGGGTTTTCCATACAAACGCCTATAGAGGCATTCTTTTTAGCCAGCTCCCACAGGGCTACAGTCCAATCCACCGCTTCAAGACGGTTTTGGTATTTCGGTTTGCCTTCGCCATAGGTTGAATTCCCGGCAGACGTCAGGGCTGTACAAGGGGGGTGCATAATGATCAAGTCCCAGCCCTGTTTTATCACCGGGACACAATCGCCCTGAATGTGGTTCGGGCTGTTGTCGTCTGCCGGTAACAGGTCGTTACTCCAGGCATCGTGCCCGCGACTCCGAAAGGCTTCACGTACGACACCACTATACTCACAAGCCACTAATACTCTCATTTCGTCACCTCCAGGAAGGATACAGGGTTCTGGGCCATCACAATGTCCAGGCGCTGGCGGGCCCTGGTAATACCTACGTAGAATGTCCGGACCTCAGAATCTGGGTCCATGCTCATGGCCTCATAGGTGCGCTCGGTCATGCCGTTGATGATCACCACGTGGTCGGCCTCCTGGCCCTTGGAGCCATGGATAGTGGATAGCCGCACCTTGGGCTCTACCGCCAGGGTGTCGTACTTGTCCTCGATCCGGCGCATGTAGATAGCCTTTGGACCCGGCACATTGATAATCTTGCTCCAGTGCTTCCCGGCCAGGCCAGTCAGATCCTCGTCCTGGATACGGCGCTTGATGCTCGGCTTCGCCAGGGTCAGCAACGGTTTCAGTTGGTGCCTGGGGGTGATGATGGCCTGGTGGTTCTTCCACTCCGCCCGGATCTTGTCCCAGATAATGGCAGCCCTGGCGTACATGGACTGCAGGACACCCGGCTTGCCGGTTTGCACCGAGTAGGGTATACCCCTGGACTGGAAGAAATGCTCGATCTCGTCCCGCAGGCTGTGGTTCCGGTACAACACCAGGGTATCATCGTACTCGTCCAGGACGGGCCCCAGGGACCACACGGAGGTATGTCTCTGCACTACCCCGGTATGTGTGGTCGGATTGTACGCCTTATCCATTCGCGGGCCCTGGATGCGGTCGATGACCTCATGGGCGATGTCGTGTACCTTCACCGGGATTCGGTAGGACTGGGCCAGGATGTGGACATCAGCATCAAAGTCCTGGGAGAACTTCATCATGCCCTCGGGGTCAGCACCACCCCAGACGTATATAGACTGGTCATCGTCACCGGCCACATATACCCGGTCCACCGACTGGGCCCACTTATAGACCAGATCCCACTGCATCCGGGACAGGTCCTGGGCTTCATCCACGAACAGGACGTCGATATCGGGGTTCTCCGCGTCCATCGCCAGGGCTAACATATCTGTGAAGTCAACCAGGCCATGGTTCAGCTTCCACTTGTCATACTGCTCACAGAAAAACAGGAACTGCCACATGGCACCCTCGATCCTGGCTTCGGTGAAACCTCGCTCGATGTCATGCGGATAGCGCTTTTGGGCTCGTAGCTTGGCATGCAGCGCCAGGTAGGAATCACCCACCTCGGCAAACTCGCCCTCGTCCGGGTTGCTGCCGGTGATAGGTATCTTGATCTGATTGCCGAACTCCCGGAGTTCGCTATTCTGCACCACTTGCTCCCGGACCAGGCCAGCCAGGCGGAAGCACATACTGTGGATGGTCGCCACGTTGCCCCCGGTGCCGATACCGGCGCGTTTCGCCAGTTCCTGGGCTGCAGCCCTGGTGAAGGACACCAGGCCGATTCTATTGGGGTCTACACCTTCCTCGACACACTGGGTCATGGTGCCGATTATCTTTGTACTCTTGCCGGTCCCTGGGGGTCCGAAGAAACTATATGCTTTTGCCATGTCCGATCTCTATATCTCTGGTAAAGGAACGGGGCCTTCGGGCCCCGTAGGTGGAGGGTTAAAGCTCGGTTTCTTCTTCCTCGCTTCCGCCCATGTCATCGTAGCTGTAATCGGCCTTGGCCTTGCCAGAGGCGATAGACTCGTAGGTTTTCTCCGCCTGGGCAAAGATCTCCTGAGTCACGAAGCCAGCATTCTTGACATCCACGTTGTAGTAGTCCTGGTTCTTGTCGTTGACGGCTGCGACACCCTCGTACTTGTACATGCGGGAGAAACGCGGGCCGCCGTTGATGCGAATGAGAGAGTTCCAGTTCCTGGACTTCTTCATCTTCGACTTGGCCATGGACACTACCACTTCCTCGGTGGTGCCGTCTTCACGGACCAGCAGGCAGAAGTGCTGGTGGGTCTCGATAGATTCCCACTCGTCCGGGTCGTCCTGGTTCTGGCGCTCGGCCTCTGCAGCAGACAGGGACGGGTGAGCACCGGCAAAACCGCCACCCAGGTCCTGGTCGCGCCACAGGAGCCATTCTTTCTTGAAGAATACCGGCACCAGATCCACGGACTCACCGTACAGTTCGCGGGTCAGGTTGTTGTACAACATGCCCTCTTCACATCCGGGGATGTAGGCCGGGTCCTGCTTCTTCCGGCACTTCGACAGAGCCTGGGCCAGTTCCAGGCGCGGGATTACCAAGTCTTCGGCTTCGACATTCTCGGAGCCACGGTTATCACCCATCTTCTCCTGGAGCCAGGCGGGCATCTGCTCGTTGGTGGTTGCGACTTCTTGCTTTGCTTTCTTTGCGGTAGCCATAGTAGCTCTTCCTATCTTCGGTTAGTTGTCGGCTGTTGAGCAGCCAGTCTTTAGGACTTTGTGAGGTTAGCCCGTGTGAACGGGGTCAACTCAAACAGGTTGTCCGGTACCTCTTCCCCCTTCTGCAAACGCTTCCGGAGGGAAGCCTTGAGAGTGCTGGCATTCACGGTCTCGGTGATCATATCACCCATGTCGTTCTCCTCCAGCCACTCATATACTTGCTCTTTGTCGAGCATCTTAACACGCAGGTCGTCAGTCAGACCCAGGCGGCCATACCCGTCCACCTTCATGGAACTGGTGCCCAGGGTCTCCATCCGCTCTGGGATATAGGACACCCGGAACCAGTCGTAGGTCTTGCCGAATTGCTTCTTGATCTCGTCGGCCACTTCGTGCAGGCGCTTAAGCTCCTGGAACATCTGGGCCATTTCGGCAGGGCTGCCCTCAGGGCCGATTGCCGCCAGCACCTGGTCCGGGTCCAGTGGTGCTTTGGTGCGCAGGGTCTCCAGGGCACGTTCGAACTTGTCCAGCCACAGGCGGACATTGCCGGTATTGTTGGGCTCCTGGATCTCCTCGCCGGTCTCGGCGTCTACCGGGATTTGGCCGTGTTTCTCGCTCATATCTCTACCTCTCTCAGAACAGGACTGCTTTATAGGTCCGGGTGAATCCGTCCCAACGTAGCAGGTGGATGTTGGCGTCATCGCCATCAGTTTCCTGACCACGAAGCATGGCGCGATGGAACGCGTACCCGATGGTGATAGGGTTGCCGGTCATCAGCAGATAATCCTGTCGGGGGTCGAACTTGGCCATAGCCCGCTCAATGTCCCGGAGGATGTTCTGGTTGTTCAGGGAACCAGTGACCGATGAATACTCCTGGTTGGTGATAAACACGATATCACCGAACCGCTCCGCGTCCGAATAATCCAGACCAGGGTTCTCCTGGACGACGAAAACTTTACTTTCTGACATTGCTGCTCTCTCCTCTATCGAACCTATATTATAACACCCCATCCCTGGGGACGCAATATTACAGGAACTCGTCTACTTTGGCTCCGTTTTTGAGCCTGTCACGGATGTACTGGGCTACGTCCTTCTTGTCCCGAAGGGCCCGCATGATGGTTTTCTCCACCTTGGTGTTTGCCACGATGTCGATATAGGTTACATGCTCGTCCTGGCCAATCCGGTGATTCCGGGCCTCGGACTGCAGGCGGTCCCGCAGCTTGAACGAGTTGGACATGTATACCGAATACTTGGCCTCGTTGAAGGTAAGGCCGGTGCCACCAACACTGGTCATCAGCACCTTGAACCGGGCAGAATCCCTGGACTTGAAATCGGCTGCCGCCTCTTTCCGCTCCTCCCTGGTCATACCACCGTGGTACTCCACCACAGCATCATCGCCGTACTTCTTCCGGAGCACCTCGCAGACATCCTCAATCTCCATCCGGTATTTACACCAGATCAGGGCCTTGCCGCGTACCTCCTTGAGCACAGACAGGAGTTCCTGGATCTTCGGGTTGTGCTCCGGTGACACCACCCTGGCCCTGGTCCGGCGCTTCAACATCTCCTCGCCGTCCATAGACAGGTACTCCTCGGAATATCCGACATGGCCGGTGCATACCTGCTGGATTGCCGTGTACACCGCCAGCACACCTTCGGTTATGATCTCGATGTCCTGGCCACCGCTCTTGATGGCAGTCTCGCCCTCACCCTGGATTTCCTTGATGATACGCTGCTGCTCTTTCGACAGGGCCACATACCTGGGCGGCATGACTATCTTCTCCGGGATATCCGCCACCTCGTCGAGGGTTGCCTGGAACACATGCGGCTTGATGATGTCCATAAGCTCGTCCATGTTCTGGAACCCGATGACCTGCTTGTTTTCGAATCCGCCCTTGATGGTATACCGGCTCTTGAACGAGTAATAGTCGCCAAAACCCAGGATCTCCGGGTCGAGGTATTCGAACTGGCCATACAGGTCCAGGGGGTTTCCGTCCGTCTCGGTGCCGGTCGCTATCAGTCGGGCCCTGGCACCGGTCGCCAGGTGAGCTATATTCTCCCACCGGTTCGTTTGGTGATTCTGGATGTAGTGGGATTCGTCGATAGCAGTGAGATATCCGTGGTTGCGCTCGTCCGCCACAAAATCCAGGACCAACTGATATGCCCTGCCTTTTGCAAATCCCTGCTGCAGAGACTCGATGCCGCAGATCAGCACCTTGGGTCCGGTGCTTTCCTTGTCTACAAACTCCTGGACCTCCCGATATGCCTTGGTGTCCTGGGTCTCCACCACACCTACCTCGATATCAGGTATCGGGCAGTGTATGCCGATCTCGTCTACCCAGTTATCACGGATAGCTACGGGGCAGAACACGACTACTGATTTGGCCTGGCCGGACATGATCTTTGCCGAGTACCAGTCTATGATCATCTTCGATTTGCCGGTTCCCATCTCACAGAACAGGGCCGGGTTTGGTATGCCCCAGATAGTATTCAGGCCCAGGTGTTGGATCTTCCGGGGCTTGGTTTTGAACGGGTACCAGGCCGGGAACGCCTCGGCACTCCGTTGTGCGCGTTGCTCCAAGGACTTCTGGCACAACTCGCGGGCCTCGTCAGTAAGCACTGCCTTCCTGATCTTCTCCAGGTCCAGGAGGTAGTCCACATTCCGGGCCACGGCTGGGCCCTCCCAGGCTTTAAGGCGTTTTTTGAACCGCCTGTTGGGCATAGCTTTGACCAGGTGGTTATCCGAGAAGTTGCAGGTTATCAGGAACCTGTTTGCTTTCTTGGTTTTCTTGATATCTACGTGGATCATAGGTCTGGCTCCAGGTCGGGTTCCTCAATGTCGATCTCGTCATCCTCAGACAGGGGTACTGCCCACACCGGCACCACAGTACCAGCAGCCCGCACCCGCTTGTGTTCGATACCGGATTCCCGGAGGGCCATCCACAGGTTAGGGCCCTTCAACTCCTCGGATTTTGTCTTCTTGAGGAAGTCCACGAAATCCGCAGCCCGGAAATATACGAATCGCTTACCCTTCACTGCCTGTACCACAGGGGCACCATGCAGCAGGTCGTCCCGGTCCTTTGGTTCCTTGCCGTCACTGGACAGGTCGGCCTTGCGCACGAACTCCTGGAGCTTATACCGGATGATACCAGATGTGGATGCTTCCTCGGGGGCTTCAACCAACTCAGCATCAGTCATGAGCTTGTGTAGCTGGCCCTGCCACCGGTCGTTCTTCATCGGCGGTATCAGCCTGGTCAGACTGTCGGCCACGGCCTCTCGTACCTTCTTGTAGTCCATGATCTCAGCAGTGGACAGCACAATCTCCTTGCCGTCTACCTCAATACCCCACCGGACCGGATCTGTCATATACTTACGCAGGGGCCCGAAATCCGGGTATGAGCCCATCTCCAACTCGCCCTTTTCCTCGGGCGTGATGCCGTACTTCCTGGTCACACAGATGGAGGACTTGCACAGTGACCGGCATGGCTCCTCCTTGCATTTGTACCGGTAGTCCCGTCGCCCGGCGCTAGTGATTGTCTTTTTCGCTTCGGAATGGGACAGGGGCTTGTCGAATGTCCTGGCGTTCAGGTCGAACGCTTTATCCTTCCAGGTCTCGGGAAACGCCTTCTTGAGATACACTGTGTAGTTATACAGGGCCTCGTTCCGGTAGCCGCCGGGCACACCATTCGCGATCATGGACTGGATGCAGGGTGGGGCCTCGGAATGGCTGGTTTCGGATCTCTCCACCAGGACGGCTGCAGATATACGCCTGTTCTCCGCAATGTCCAGGAAGTGGTCAAGCTCGATCCGCCTGCCACCTTCGAAAGCATACCGGCGCTGGTCCGGGTTCTCCGCGTCGAAAAAGCATAGATTGATCCAGTTGCCCCACTGCTTACCCTCGTTCGGGATATCCGGCAGGTGTTCCTGCTTCGGGAAGATCTCACACCCAGCATGGCCCAGTTCCTCTGCCCACCGGGACATGGTGGCCCGCACCACCTTTGCAGGTAGGGGCTCCGATCCGAACAGGTATAGGTGAGCGCCACCGGACTTGGACCGGCACACCGTCAGTGGTAGGTCTTTTTCACGTACCCGCTCCTCCAGGGCCAGCAGGTCGATATCCGGTGCGTCGCCATGTGCATCCAAGTCCAGGGCCGCGAACCAGCAGGTGTCGTCGTCCCGAATCGGCACAATGCCCAGGCCGATCTCGCCATCCAGATGCTTCTGGAACGTCTCGGGGGTGTAGTGCGCGTCTTTGATTGTGCTGGCAGGTGGCTTCCTGCCCTCTATATATTCGCCATAAGATCGGGTGTTGCCACGGAACAGGTTAGCGAACCGGGCAACCAGTTCTGGATCTACCATTTTCACCTCTTACTCTCTATTATTAGAAGCCGGGGAACTGTCCTGGGTGGACAGACCTCAGGGCCAGAGCCATGGTACCACATCTGTATACCTCCTGGAATGCTCTTTTGGGTCTCTGTGATAGGTTCCTGTGATACCCTATCACACCGGAGATATATAACCTATCACGCTCTGTGCCGCGTCTGACGCTGTTTCTGGACGGGTGTGATAGTTGTGATAGGTTCTCGGCTCTCGTCTGGCTGTCCTCCGACGACAGATTTCCAACCTAATAAAAAGGGATCACACAACACAACGGCCTGCAGCCACCGCCCTGGCCCATGCCCTGGACAAGGCAACCAGTTCTGAGAACTGGATTTCCCTGATGGCGTCCCGGTTCGACATGATGCCGTGGCAGTCGATCAGGTAGTTAGTGAAGGAAGCTTCGATGGCCATTTGCTCGGTCTTCGTGGCCGGGGTTTCCTTCGCCAGGCTACACACTAGCATGGTCTGCAGTTCGCATTCTTCGTATTTAGGCATCTCTCGTCCTCTCTCTTATACTCTCTCGGGCAATAGCTATTACCATAGGGATATGGCCAGGAAAGACTATCTCCTGGCCACGGGGAATACCGTCTCAGCGATCCGTACCGGCTGGCACTGTCCGTTCCCTGGAACCCGGAGCGTCGAAGCAACTTTCACCCGGCACCAGAGTAGCGAAAACGTTATTGCCAAACTCCCGGTCGATAGCAACATCCTGGCCGCCTACTACATGGCGGGAAGTGCGGCAGTGCAGGGTATCTTCATCAATATAGATGACCTCACCCTCCATAAAGTCGTCATCGGACACCGGGAAGTCATAAGCGCGGATCTTGGTACCAACTTGTACGATCATATCTCTATCTCTCTATTGGTTGACTACAGGACCATTATACCATACCCCATCCATGGGCGCAAGTATCAGCACCCACCCAGATAGTGCTCCCGTTCCTGACACTGCCTGGCATTACACTCGTCCAGGATCTTTTTCAAGTCCTTGGCCCACCAGTAGTAGGCACCCAGGCTTTCACCCTTCCGGGGCGGCACCGGGCATTCTGCCATCCAGGAACTATCCGGCATCCCCATACCCGTCATCGATCCGCATGCCGTCAGGAACAGGCATATTGAAACAGCGCATAAACTCCTCGCTGGCTTCATCCAGGGCCTCCAGGATTCGCCGTTCTTGCCTGGCGCTCTGGTTCCGGATATCACGGAGGATCTTGTTTTGCTCAACGATGCCCTCAGCTTTCCGCTCGTCGTCAGCTTGCCTTGCTTCCAGTTCATCTTTTGCTACCTCCAATTCCCCGATCTTCTGGCCTTGCTGGTAGATGTACCAACCACCTGCTGCCAGGAGCACTATCAACGCTATTGTAACCCATCTACTCGCCAGGAACTTACTGATCATTCTTAGTTTGCCCTTTCAAGTCTTTGTACAAGCTTACCACAGTTGCAAGGATGCCGATAGCAGCTACCGCGATGGTGGCCCCGGCCCCGGTGGCACTGGTGAGCACCTCCGGGCGCGTCACCCGTTCTACGACAAACGTAGTCAGGGCGATGGCCCACCACAGCGCCAGACGGCTGTGCAGCCGGAAGCGGTCAATTGTTTCGAGCGAACTTATTAAGCGCCGTCGCCATGCCGACATAGATTTGCTTCCCCTTGTACAGTACACCGCCCCACTGTGCCACGCAGCCTTCGCATTCCGCCACACGAATATCAAGGTGGAAGCCTGGGCGCGGGTTCCAGAACGGGTAGAAACCAATGCCGGCGAACCCGTGGTCCTCCGCCATGGCTCGGAACAGCCGGGCATCGTTCAGGGTCTTAATGCCCACGGGCATGACGTCCACAGCCCGCACCTCACCCCAGCGGTCGACGTTGTGCTGGCTGGTGTTGGCCTTGCCCTTCTTGCGGCCTACCGCGCCCTTCACTGGGCTGATAACAATGGGCTGGCCCCATGCTCCCCGCAGGTCGTCAAGGTTCCGCTTGAGGGACGGGTTAAGCTGGTCATACCAGCCGCCGAACTCTTCCGGTTTAAAGTGTTTCATTATGCCTCCTGTACTTCTACCCATACCCAGTCCAGTATCAGGTCGACCGGGCTGTTCGGGTCCCCGGTGATCCGGAGCAGTGGTTGTGTGTGTTGCTGGTGTACTGGGGTATCGCATCCGCGTTAACGGCGGTACCGTCCTCCCGGATGATGCGTCCGGTGCGTGGCACCAGCTTTTGTTGTAACCATTTAAGCCAGTCCATTATCACACCCTTTGGAGCAGTAAATGAACGCGGGTTGTGCCTATTGGGTCAATACCTGATGAATGGGAGGTGGCACCCACCACACGATAGGTATGCCCACCCAGCGTAAGATCGGGGATGTAGGGAAGCATGTTCTCCGGCCCTCGCATCACACGCTCTTCCTCCGTACAGGCCCCAAGGTAAATAAGCCCTGTATCGGGAGCACATACTGTCCCGAACTCGGACTGAACCACATAATCCAAGAAGTCATAGAATTCGTCCACGTAGGACCCACTACCGAATGTCCACGTAGGACTTGCCCCCGTTGTCTCCGCCCGGTAGTAACGCACACTTGTTCCTATCAGACCCCCAGTATAGGTACCCTCTGAAACACCAACGAACCCGACGTCATATTCTACCGAGGTCCAAACCACTGTATCGGCGTCGAAAGTGGTCTCTATATCCCATTCTTCGGTGCTTCCATTCCATGCGTCCAGCGTGAAATGGCCCAACACCGTTATGGATGTGTAGGCGCTTTGGACCCAATTACCGTTGGAGTTGTAACAGGAGGACGAGCATGTTTGTGTCTCCACGTTCACTTCTGGTGCGTGGTAAAAATTACGTTCGCCCCGGATTTCCACTTCCAGCCGATAGTAAGAAGTACCCCCGCCTGTGTAGTCGATGATGTTCTGGAACGCCCCCTCAAATACAGCCATTAGCCACCGCCCAGCAAGCCCAGTTTTTGCAGGGTGACCAGCCCGGTAAGAGTCAGGCCCGCCATGGTCAGCGCCATGGGTAGCCCCACCTTGACGGCTTCCCAGCGGCCACGGGACACGCCCTGTTGCTCGGCGGCCTTTTGCTCTGCTGCTGCCATGCGCTCATTCGACGACCTCAGTTCCTTGAGGATGTTGGTGCTGTCCCGGTGCGTTTGCTCCTTCCACTCCCGGATGTCCTCCCGGAGGTACAGAACCGTTTCATTGGTGCTGTTGACCCGCTCGTGCGCCCGGGCGGTGGTTTTATACAGCTCCCGGATGTCCGTTTCATGCTCGTTGAGCTTGGACCAGATGGGGGCCGTAGGGCCGCCCCGGCGCTCGCAAGCTTCCGGGGGTCGGTTGATGGGGTTGGTGCGGTGGCCCTCGCCCGCAGGGTTAGTCTCCATGATAGTCATATCCTTTTAAACCGCTTTAATTCGGTATTCAAGACTGGGATCGGGCGACGCCACGTCTGGTAGTATAATCGAGCCGAATGAAAAGTCGAAGCCGGAAAAACCGCCCCCTTCGTTGTGGCAAACAAACCAGAACCCGTCCACTAGGATACTTTCTCGCCCAGTCCCCGGTAGAGCAGGCAAAGGGGTGGAGACGACTGTCAGCGTGGCTTTATCCAGCATCTTATAGTTGTTGCCACCAGCACCTGAAACAATGATAACACTGCTATTAACTGCAACGCCAAGCCCATAGGTAAGTCCCAAAGCGGGGACTCCAGGAACCGGTGCTGTGAGGTCGGTCTTATCAACAACGGTTAGGTTGCCCCCGTCCGCATGCCCAATGTAAACCCGGTCCTCGTCCTGTGCCATGGCGTAGGCTGTCCCCGGTAGGCCAATAGACGCGGGTACTTCCGTGAAGGTGCTTTTGTTGATCACGTAAAAGCCATTCCCGGCTGCGTATATCCGGTCACCATCTACTTGAACGGCGGCTATGTTGCCCCCTGTAATGCTAGACAAATCTTGCACCAGCGCCAAAGTACTTTTGTCATAAACAAATAAACCGCCACCGGAGGCTACAGCGACATACAGATAACTATCATCTACATCTAAGCCCTCAACCTGAACTCCACTTGAAACCGTAATCGTTCCCACATAACTCAAGCCGGATTTCTCGTACACGAGAATTTCGTCCGCCAAAGTTCCAATGTAAAATCGGGTTAGGTCACTTACTATGCTCCCAACACTACCCGTCGGGGCATTAGGCAAAGTTCTTGTTACTACAGAATTATCGGCCCTGGAATATACGGTAACACCATCGTCGGTTGAATAGCCGGCATACATATAAAGCTCGTCGGCATAAGCCCCCCGGCCCTGAGTTGAGCTGGTAGGGGCTGCTTGATCGAGGTTTAAGTCTACAAGCGTTTGGCCCCCACCTGGAAAAAGGGGGGCCAAACTGGGATAAGAGTCGCCCGGAGGCAGCCCGCCATCCAGCCTTAAATAATTGCCAAGGGGAACTCCAGTGGCAAATAGTTTCACCGTTCCGATAGGCTCGATGACAGGGTCTGGGCCGATAAATTGCAGCGGCAACTCGACGGTCTGGTTGGAGTAGGTCACAGTGATATCGTAGGTTCCGAACAGGGCATAGAACTCGAATGTGCCGGATGCGTCGGTCACCAACGGCTGCGACAGGGCCGCGCCTTGGGCATCCTCGACCGTGGCCGGGGTGCCGTCGGTGTTGTTGACGGTAACTTCCGCACCCTGGATGGCCGCCCCGATGTCGGAGCGCACGGTTTTTCTGTAAAAGCCTTTTTCTGCCATGATGCTTGTCCTATGCCGGGGGATTATCGAAGTTGAGCGTGAGCGTTTTGCCGCTGGTCTGTTCCGTGAAGGTCACCGACGTCATGCGCTCGATAGTAACTGTGTTGGGCGCGGTACCAACCACCACCTCCTCCACTGTGCGAGAGGTTTCGTCGTATACCTCATCGGACACCTGTTGCTGCTCAAGCTCCTTGATCTTTTCGGACTCGTCCAGCAGGTCGTCCAGAGGCATGTCCTCTTTCTGGCCGTCCGGGCGGGTGGTGCGCAGGCGGAACTTACAAGGCATTTACACCGCCGCCGACAGTTGGTCTTCCCGTGTGATTTCCACCGCCGTCCCGGCCGTGATGCTCACGCTGGCCTCCGCGATGCGGGTGCCGGTGCTGCCCAGCAGCGCCACGGTCGCCACGTCAAACGACACCTCGCCGCTGGTGAACAGGGCGGTGCTAGTCACGGTCAGCACCCCGGAAGTGACGTCGTAGCTTCCTGTGATGGCCTTGGCCAGTGTATTGGAGGCGGTAGCGTCCTCGATTTGGAGTTGTGCGAACTCCTCCGTGGTTTGGCCGAGCCACAGTTGGCCGGTGAGCGTAAAGCCACCATCCAAGATGGCATTTTGGACCCGGCGGGACTCCCCGGTTTCCAGATTCTTAACAGTGATGAAGCCTTGCCAGTTTGCCGGTCGCATATCTTTCCCCTATGTTCCCAAGCCGATATCGTCATCGGCGCTCATGTTTTCCTATAGTACCATACTAACATCGTCATCCACCGACCAGTCCGGCCCGGCCAATGGTGTGGCGGTAGTGGTTTCCGCCCAAGTGGAGGCGTCGGTTACGGTGTTGCCGATGTTCGTTGGTGTGGTGGTTTCCGCCCAGTTGGTGGCGTAACCTCCAACTTGCCCTATGTCGGTATATGATACCACACCCAACCAATTTTGTGAATCAGCGACAGACTCTTCCGCGTACGGAGTGGTATCCACAGTCACGGACTCGCCCCAACCCAATACATCTGCCACATCCGACCCGATGCTGCTAGCGGTAAGGGTGTCGCCCCACGTGATATTGTCCGTGACGGCTGCTTGTTGGGTTGCCGTGGTGGTTCCCGCCCAGCCCTGTGCGTCGGTGAGCGTGATTGGCTGTGCGTTGACCGTAATGGACTCGCCCCAACCCCAAGAGTCTGTGATTGCGGTAACAGCCGCTATGGTTACACTCTCGCTCCAACCATAGGCGTCCTGAGTAGAATAGGAGCCACCAAAGACACCGAATAGGTCAGTGTTCTTACCAAGTTGGCTGGCCGGGTGGGCTATACGGCGCTCCAGGCGCTCCACCCTACGGCCAATCTCGTACGCGGGGTCGATCTTGGACCGGCTGCGTCTTGCCTGGCTCGGCGGTGCTTCCCCGCCCTCGATAATCTCACTCGGGCTTGTCAGAGAGATAGACACGGACAAGTCAGAACCATCAGTGGTCCGTTTCACCCCGGTCACATACAGTGGAGCAGAGAAGGGCGGATCGTCAAGCTGCACATTAACTACCTGGTCCGGCTCCCAGCCGACGCCCACCACATCCATGGACAAGTCATAGGACGGATATGCTCGGTACCGCAACATTTCGTCTAACAGTTTGGTGGCTGCGGCTACATTCAAACCGCCGTCATCGCTGATGGGTGCCGCATCCCGACGGCCATATAACAGGATAGACTGTTCATTTATGCGTTCAACCCACACCAGAGTCCTCACAACAAAATCTACCGTGACCGTGGTTGGGTCGCCGTCATATGTCGGGAAGGATGGTGGAGGGGATTGTGGGATATTTGCCACCGCCGATCCATTAAACCTGGCAATACCTTCCTCAATCTCCACCTGATCGACTTTCAAGCCTTTGTCCAACCAGCCCTGCTCTTTGATGTTGGCATCAACTAGCTCATATCTTTCGAACAAGGACGGATTGAATAGGACCCCATCAACGCAGTCTCCGTCCTCTGCAGGCTTGGATACGGTCAGGGTCTTGTACTGCCACGCCTGCATCCGGTATACGTTGTATACACCTTCCAGGGACTGTTTCAGCGTCAGGGTGTCACGCTCGATTTTCAGGTCGCCCTGGGTAATGGCCGGTCCGGCGTTGGTTAGCGGATCAAAGAAGTATACCACACCATCCCGGATCTTCCACGCCCAGTTGGTCAGCAGGCACACCTGCTCCATTAGATCATACAGACTGTCGAATTTGCTGGTGTACTCTTCGATGATCTCCGGGTTGTTCTCGACCCCGGCCAGGGACAGGCCCTGGAGTTCGGTGCTCTGGATGCCGTAGGTCTGCCACGCGTCCAGGACCAGGGCAGTGGCACTGATATTCTCCCAGGAAGCCAGGAACCGGGTCACACTTGCAGCACTCTCCAGGGTCCGACACTGCACCCGCTTGAAGGTATACGCCCCGGCTCTTTTCTCGGTGACATCGATGATTCGGGCAACCCAGGTCTGGGACTGTCCGCCCACAGTCTGGGTCACAGTCACATCGTTGCCAATCCAGGCACTATCAAACGCATTTCCTTGGCCAGGTACCTGCAACTCCTCCAGGACGAAATCGATGGAAGCTACGCGGCCATCGCTGGATTCGTCTATGGACAAGTCATGGACCAGGGCAGGGAACCCCTCGATGGTTACTGCCTGGGAGAAATCGCCGTATACCGGCATCAGAACGCTCCTGTCATTTCCAGGCCACGGCGACGCATGCGGTCCATCATATCCCGATCATCCCGGATAACAGAGTGGCGCATATCGACCACCGTCTGGCCACCTCCCTGGCCTCCCCGACTGCCCCCGTTGCCCATCTCGACAGTGGGCGCTACGTTACCCCGGATTCCGTCGAGAGTGCCGTTGACGCCCTTCACGAGGTTCTCCGTGTCACGCACTGCTCCGTCAGTCATCCCGGCGAACTCGTCCAGGACTCCACGCGCCATGTCCGGGATAATGGAGTTGCCCACCACGGCCATGAACATTTGCTGGATGGAGTTGATGACGTTCTGGGCCATGTTCTTAACATAGTTGACCACCTGCATGACCATGTTTTTTACGGCCTGCACCGCCATCGAGCCCATGTTTACGAAGTAGTCGACGACGGCCTGAACCATGTTTTGGATAATCGCGACAACTTGCCCCGGCATCTGAGCGATCCGCTCGATAACGCCTTGGACGAATTGTGCAACGGCTTCAAGAACCGTAGTCACCCCGTTCATCCATAGCTCGGCAACGCCCGTCCAGAACTGGGTGAACATCTCCAAGATCTTTGATCCGCCCGCCTGTACCGCCTCCCAGATCTTGGAGTACATGTCCACGTAGAACTGGATGATCTTTTGGACACCTTGGCTTACAAATTCGATAACCTTCGTGAATCCCTCCTTGATAGACTCCCAAGCAGAGGACAGGGCCTCAGCCGTTTTTTGGGCTACAGCATCCCAGCCACCAAACGCCTCAACCACGGCATTGATAGCTTCCCACAGGACCCACAAGCCAGCGGCGATGGCTGCACCAATGGCGATAAACGGGGCCAGGGCGGTGATAACAGGGATCAAGGCGGGGGTAGTCGCTAGGGCAGCAACCCGGAGCGCGGCCAGACCCTTGGACAACATGCCCAGGGTAGAGATTACCTTACCCACAATCATCAGCACCGGGCCCAGGGCAGCAGTAAGGCCCGCGGCTACGGCAATGAAATTCTGGATCGGGCCAGGCAGGGCAGGGAACGCAGACGCTACACTTGTAATAACGCTGGCGAACCCTTTAATGAGCGGCACACCGTCTGACTGCAGCCATTGGACGAACTGAGTCATGATCGGCATAAGCTCTCCGCCGATCTGCATGGCCACAGCGGACAGTTGCCTTTTCAGGGTGTCCATTTCATCGTTGAATTTCTCGGATGCCAGGGCTGCCTCCTCGGACATGCCCAGGCCAAGCTCCTTGAACTTATTGCGCAACACATCTATTTGATCACCACCCTGGCGTATGGCAGGGCCCAGCTTGCGACCAATCCGGTCGCCCAACAATTCAACGGCCATGGATGCCGCTTCTGTGTCGCTGGAGGTGCTTTGCAGGCTGGTTACAAGCTTATTAAACGCCTGCTCGGAAGTGATGCTCCCGGAGGCCACCTCTTCCTGGGAATAGCCTATGGCCTGCAGAGCCTCTGCATATTTGGAGCTGCCATTGCGGGCCTGGCCAATACGGGTGTTCAAACGACCAAGAGCACGTTCCACCTCGGAGCCACTCACTTGGGCAACCTGCTGCAGAGCGTAGTCCAGTTCCTGGTATGACTGGATCGACATACCTACTTGGCGGGAATTTTTGGCGATATTATCGCCTACACCGGCGATTTTAGTGGTAAGGCCCAGCAGGCCCGCACCGACTGCAGCGATGGGGCCTGTAGCAAATTTGGTGAGGGTAGAACCGGCTTTGGTGGTTTTCTTGCCGAATGCCTGCATGGCATCGCCGGTTTTGCTAAGGCCACTTTCCGTGTTGCGGGCCTCGGCCACCACATCGGCCAGGCCCCGGTTTACAGCGTCCTGCCCTTCAAGAGCGATCTTGCCTACTATTTTGAACAGTTCTAGCACGGTCACGCTCCGCTATACTTCTGGCCAACGCTATGCCTTCTTCCTTGGTAGTACGTGGCTTGGTTTCTGTTTCCCCTAGTCCGATCCTCCGGAGAAACTCGTGGAATGTCTTGTTCCCCCCGTGTCCGGTAAGCCAGGCTCCGAATGCTTCCACTGTCAGTGATTCGCGGGCTTCCTTGCTGTGTGCCTCCAGGGCGGCCTGGGATACATGGTAGTATTCCCCAGGCTTCATCCGGTATAACTGATCCAGGGCCCACCCATACCTGGATAGAACCCTGTCAGTCACATACCAGCGCCCTAGTCGAGCATCCCGCGAACCTGCCCTAAAAAATCCTTGAGGGCCGGGTCATTCTTGATCTGCTCGATGATTTCACCGATAGCAGATAGAGGCGCGTCCTTCAACTCCTCTTCGGTCATACCGGCAGTGGTTGCCAGGAACCGGAAGGTACTATGGCGGCTGTGCTTGAGCAGGGCTTTGATGATCTCGGCACCCAGAGCAGTTGTCGCCTCGGTATCGCCGGACTGGCCCGCCTGTTTGGCTTTCGCCAGGATAGACGGGTCCAGGTGCTCCATGGCATCAGCCAGGACCCCGGAGAACTCCAGGGCGGACCCGGCTGTGAGCTTAACTTGGATCTTCTGTTCTTCGCTCATTCCTTATACCTCGGCAGGGATGCGGATTTCCCAGGGGCTGGTATCCAGATCCCCTGGGTCGAAGTGGGAAGCAAAGGTTACTTCCAGGCTGGACTCGTCATCGTCCGTGGTCTCGATTTCGAAGTTGCCTTCGGAGATCACGTTCTTGATGATGAAGATAACATCCTGGCCAGTATCGCGGCGGCGGCCAACCAGGGCCACATTGGTCAAATACTGGGTTTCGTCCGGGAAGTCGTTGTTCCGGGTGATCACGCTCAGGGTTGGATCAGTGGTACTGTCCACGGTGGAGCCCACCAGAGCCAGGGAAAAGTTTTCGGCGGTCATCTCCAGGAGATTGGCCACGATCCGGGCGTGTTCCGCGATAATGCGGCGACCACCCTTGAGGGCACCACGCACACCATCAATCGGGATCTCCCGTACGTCCTGCTCGATCACGAAGGATGCGCCCTCGCGGGTAGCGCCCAGGATGCGTTCGCCAGTCTCGCCGTAATCGGCATAGACAGCGCCCGCATCAATGATCATGCGCTTTACTGTATTTGTAGATACACCTGACGGCATGGTATGCCCTCCTGCCTTATTTACTAACGTTAGTTCGGCCTAGACCTATATTGTACCACAAGGCCAGGCCAAACGCTACACTGTGATCAGTTCCTTGATATTGTCGTACTTCCTTACGCCTATGCCCTGGACGTTCATGATGTCCTCAATCGCGGCAAATGGCCCGTTGTCCGTTCGATAGTCTACGATACCCTGGGCATTTGCACCCGTGATGCCCGGTAGTTCTGACAACTCCTCGGCAGTAGCGGTATTGATGTCCACCAGTTCAAGGACATGGCTTGTTTCACGTGAAACTCGGGCCTCGATAGCGGCGGATCTGAGAACCCTGGTGCCGACTGTAACACCCCACCGCACAACTCCAGGCTCGGGCTCCGGGATGATACCGGATGACTGAACCTTCAACCGGGTGTGCCCTCTGGATGTGTCGATGTCCAGGTAGTCCAAGATGTCCACCAGGCGGAACCCGATTTCCTGCACTCTGGCCAGGCTGGTACCCGCATCCCAGCAGTTGAAGTCCAGGGTGCCATCACCTACGGTACCGGACATCTGGCCTACCATAGTTTCATCGTACATGATAGTGATATAGGGCTGCCTAGCCTGGGGGCTCCATTGGGTATAGATGGATGGCTCCCCGGTGTCCGGGTCGGTGGGCAGCAGGGCGGCCAAAACCGGGTCCGCCTTGAGCAGTGCTACGATCTCTGCAAGCATTACTTCATGCTCCTGGCTAGTTCTTTTCGAATGTCGTTCAGGGCCTTCTTGATGGCCTTCTCAAAATAGGGGCGGGGGCGCATGTACTTAGTCCCCTTCTCCAGGTACACGGCATAATCCTTGTCACTGCCGACATAATACAAAGCGGTACTACCTTTCGGGTCCGGGGCTGTGGTAATGCTGGCCCGGAGATCACCGGACAGAACAGCGGGGCTCTCGCCTGGAGCGGATGCGGTATGGACTTCGCCGGACTTGCTGACTTTATAGGTCCTACCTGACCGTTGCCCGGTAAGCTGGCGCTTGATGGCCGTTTCGGCCTTGAAAGCCGCCTTCTTGGCGTTGACCTTGGTGTGGCTTTCTATGTCGGCTATAACCTGGTCAAGGTTGAAGGTCGAGCGGACTTGCTTCATCATCCACCTCCAGGAGGGCGGACAGGTACAGACTCCGTGGCGGCCTGATAACCTCACCGGTAACGCCCAGGTAGATTCCGTCCCTGGATGTCAGGACCAGGGTATCGCCAGTCTGCAGATCCGCAGTTTTGAGAGCGGTGATAGTGTACCGGCCATCGGGGCGCTCATTATCGGCCACGATATCCTCGGCGGGAGTGAACACGATGTTACACGGGATCTCGGCCACAAACACTGGCTCGTGGATCATACCGCCCATGCCGTCAGATACCTTGTTCTCGCGGTAAACCCTGGCCAGGTCGAACAGGTTCTCGCCACTGTAATCAGACAGCGTTGCCTCGTACAGGGTCCGCTTACCCCTCCGGGACTTCCGGGGATCGATTTCCTTTATCTCTCGGGCATGAACCGGTATATTGGTGTGGGTTCCGTCCGCAACTATTCCTCCGACACGAAAGACGTCCTTCTTGAGGTATGCTTTCGATTGGCCAGCCTTCGGCGCTCCACCGTTGGGCTCAACGGCTTTCAATGCCACCCTGCCAAGTAGGTGCTCGGCAGTGGGGTTTTCCTCAGGCGGCCAATACGTGATAGGGTGTAGCAGGCTGCTCATAGGACCTGAAACCTCGCTTTGCGCTTCTCGGAGTCCCGGAGTTTTCCCGTGGTATCCAGGGTCATGGCCATCTGACCATACTGGGTTGACTTCAAACCCTCCCCAGATTGGTTCTTTCCTTCGAAGGACCAGGAGCCAGTACCTACCGATTCCTGGGTTTCCCTGGGGTCAGCCACGGCGACAAAATGAGCAGCCAGCCAGGCCAGGACCTGGGAGCCCTGGGAATCCGGCAAAGCGGACCCAATACGGGCATCATACAGAGACTGGGCTGCCGCAATGAACGGTGCCGGGTCAAGCTCTGTTTCGATGATTGCCTGTACTGCCTCTGGTGTAGTGCTGGCTGCCATGGTTTACCCCTTACTGGCCTTTATTGGCCGCGTCTCTCTCAGCCTGGGCCTTCTCGGCTGCTTCCTTCTCGGCCTTTTCTTTAGCTGCTTTGTCCTTGGCCGCCTGGCTGGCTTTCTTCTGGGCTGCAGTCTGGCCACCGCCCTTGTTACCGCCAGGATTGGTGGTCATCTTGGGTTCATCCTTGGCTTCCACCAGTTCCAGGGAACCAAGACCATATTTCTTGGCCTGATCCATGGTCAGGTTGATGTGGTCACCGCGACCGAATGCCTTACGGTCCTTACCCTTGCCGGTGATATACTTGCCTTCGGTGATCTTGAACTTGGGCATCTCTATTACCTCTCAATAAAGATAGGGGCCCCGAAAGGCCCCTATCGTTTCAGGTCAGATCGTCCTGGCTGCCCTTACGGGGCAGGCCGGAGGTGGACGATACCGGAACGACCATCATAGTCGGACTTCAAGCGGGCAGCCCAGCAGGCCATAACCTTGAAGTTTTCGACCATGCCACCCTTGGTGGACCACTGTACAGTGGCGATCGGCTGTGCGATTGCCAGGTCCACAGTATCGCGGGACATCTGGACCAGCGCCAAGTTATGGGCAGGCAGACGATCCGCAACCTGGACGCGGCTGATGCCGCCCAGCTTTTCCAGACGCTCCCGGACAGTCACGCCCGGATAGTTCACGTTGAAGTCCTCGTCCAGCTTGTACTCGTAGCCACGCGGCACATACAGCACGAACGGGCCGTGGTGCTTGTCGTCACGAGCAGCCTGGAGCATGGACTGCACATCATCCAGGATGGTGGCGTTTTGAGCCTGAGTCAGGGTATCCCAGTTGGTACCCAGGTCGATCTGGGTACGGCCAGGCATGTTGGTGTAACCGTACAGCTTCTTACCCTCGACCACAATCGGGGCACCACCAAACAGCATGTCCTCGGACTTCTCGGAAACCCGACGAGATGCGATGGAGGCAGCGGTCACATCGATGGATTCACCCACCATGCGGCTTGCTTCCAGGCGACGGATGTTCACAGAGAAATCCTTGTGGAAGATCGGCACCGGCACATCCCGCAGGTTCCAGGCCGGGGTGTCTTCCTCGCCATCAGTGATGCCGGACATGGACACATCCGCACCGGTCATGTCGCTCTCTTCTTCCCACTGGGACAGGGTAATGCCCAGGGAGCCCAGGTTGTGGGTCAGGCCAGCAGCCTGGAGATCACGAATACCGACCAGACGATCAGTGGCAACCTTGACTACCTCGGTGTCGATGTCCTTCCACTCGTTGTAACGGAGCAGAGCACCATCGTTTGCCACCAGGGGGCGACCATCATTGCCAACGATACGCGGCTGGCCATCCTGGTTGAGGTAGGGGCGGTGCCGGTTTACGTCCAGGCGACCAGAAGTGCCAAGCACACCGCTGGCACCCCCTACTTGTGCAATATCAGAGCGCGGCATTACAGCACCTCCAGTTTCATTCGGGCAGGTGCACCACCTGCAGAGTTATCGACAGTCTGCATCGCCTTGGCGATGGCGTGACCCGGCAGGGTAGTGCCAGCAGAACCGGCAACCCAGGCTACGAAAGCACCGGCACCATCACTTTGCAGATAGTCACCGGCAGTGATGTTCTGGCCATCAGCGATCCAGCCATAAACCTCGTCGCCGGAGTTGGCCACACCGTACAGGACGGTATCACCATCGGCGTAGGCATCGTCGATGCCCTTGCCAATTACCTCGTTGGGACGGGCAAAGGCAGGAACAGCGGGGCCACCAGCAGTGGCGTGTGGGACCACATCACCGCCAGGCACACCCTCAACCAGCATACCCGGCAGGATACCAGCGGCAGCGGCCAGGCCCTCTTTCCCCTTCGGGTAACCCCTGAGGAAGATGACCTTCGGAGTATCGTTGCTAGCCATTACTTGGCCTCCTTCTCTTTCATGGCCTCAAAGACATTCGGGGCCTGCATGGATTTGGCGGTCTCGGCCTCAGCTTCGGCCTCCTCGCTACCGTGTACAGCCAGGGGCTGGCCAGTGGCACCACGCGCACCGTAGTTAACGGCAGGCTTGAGACCGTTGGCGATGGTTTCCAGGGTCGGAACATCCATCTTGGCCAGTTGCTCTTCGGTCATGTCGCTATTGCCAACGATCTTGGAAACCAAAGAGTTACGATGCTCCGCATACTGGTTGCGGGCAAAGTCCAGGGCCTGGCGGTCCTCAGCGGACAACTCGGCCTGGCTGTTTACTTCCGGCTTGCTAGCCGGGGTCTTTTCCTCAGGCATATCGCCCTCCTGGTTTGTCGATGCCCCCGGCTCGGAGGCGGGTTGCTGGCCTTCGCCAGATTCGTTAGTGTCCGGGCTATCGCCCTCGTTCCCGCTGATATACTGATCACGCAGCATTTTGACGGTTTCGATGGACAGATCCACCAGGCCGTACATGTCCTCAGGTACGAACGGTGAATCCTCGGAACTGATAAGATCGGCCACCATCTGGCGGAAATCGTCGGGCTGACCACGGCGGTTTACTTCCGCCTTGAGATCCTTCTGGAACTGGTCCTCGCCGTTGACATCGATCTGGGACTGACTGCCGAATGCGCTGTTCAGAGTCGCAATAGCGGCAGCGATTGCTGTTTTCTTGGGCATGTTGCCTCCCCTGTGTTGATTGGCCCGCACTCCGCAGCCATCCTCAAAGGAGCAGGCCCCCGGAATATCGAACAGGATGGCCAGATGGTCAGGCTTGATGTCCTCGTGGATCACCACGCCATCTCCCTGGTTGTGTTGCGCAAAGTACCCTGTACTTACGTCGATCTCTAAATCGCCGGACTCCAGGGCCTCAATAGATCCCTCTCGCAACTCCTCTGCCCGGTTAATGTTGACCCAGGCTTCGGCCTTGAGCTTACCACCTGTGTACTCAGCGCCAAAGATATAGCCAACGCCCCAGTCATCCAGGGTGTCAGGGCTATTGGCGGAAAGGAAGTTACCTGATGCGTCCTCAGGATGGCCAAACGTGACAGGTACTCCGTTCCAGGAAGGAGCAAAAAACTCCTCCTCAGGGATGATGGCCCCGTTCATCTCGATGCCTTCCTTGGCCATAACTACGGGGACTACAAGCCATTCCTCGTCGCGCCAGGTTTTGCGAGTGGGGGCCGCAACCTGGTTGAGGGTTATGAACTGCTGGCTTGGTTTATTGCAGGAACAGGGCATGGCACCTATCCAAAGACGACTTTATGGGCACATTGTATACCAGCAAAGCGGATGGCGCAATACCTGGATGTCAGAACTCGACTATCGGCAGAGCCACGCAACGGCAGTTCGGATGCACCGGGATCATACCTTCGATGGTAGCTAGGCTGTACACCTGGCCCTCCAGACCAGAACATTCTTGGCATACCCTGGCATCCCCGGCAGTGGCGAACTCGGCTTGCACCTCTACTCCCTGGACACCGGCTTCACGGTACGTGGCGATGTTGGCGGCATGGTGGCTCCGGATAACCTCGGTTCTGGCCAGGGTGCGGGCCCTGGTGCGCCCGATCTTCTCGATCCGGTCCTCGATACGCTTGGCGATAGCTGCAGTACCCTCGCCCTCCTCCAGGCCCAGGGCTATTTGACGACGTATCTCGGACTGCATGGCCTCGTCGATTCCCTCCAGGTCTGTATATACCCGCCCCAGGATCTGCTCCAGTTTGTCCTGGTGATTTTTACGCTTGATAGCGCCCTTCATCAACTCGACCCGGCCACCATTCTTGGCCCGCTTGTTGATCTCGGTCTGGGCACGGCGTACGCCCTTCTTGTAGGCGCTATACAGGTAGCCCTCCACCCAGTTATTGGGGTCCGGGGTGATGCCCTTGTCCCGCACAATCCGTTGTGCCTCCTGGGGGTCGATAACGTTACGATGCAGGGATTCGGTCACGAAGTCCAGGACGGCAGCAGCCTCCAGGGGCCCTACCGGGAAGTCATAGTCCTTGTTGGTCATCAACTCCGGTGCCTGGGCAAGGTAATCCTGCACCTCCGCCAGCATGGCCCGGAACCGGCGATTAACCTCGGCTTCGAACTTCTGACGGATAGTCTTTGTCCGGGTAGGGTCCCGGCGCAAAGTGGCGTTGATGTTGATGCCGTGATGCTGGCACATTACTGGGCACCCCGGAATCCAGCCTGTACGTCCTCGTCTTCCTCGTCCAGGTCGTCATCCTCCTCGGGGTCCTCCTCATACTCGGACACCTCGGACAGGCCCAGGATTTCGGCGCGGAACTCACGAATCGGAACCACGTACTCGGCACCATCAGCCATCACATATTTGGCCAGGGATTCGGTCTTCTTACCGGCGATCTCCGCTTTCTCCTGGTCGGTCAGGCCAGCGCTCGGGTCCCACCCTGCAGTGACAGTGCCCTGGGGCTCCGGCAGGTTGCCGGTCTTGATCATCTTGTGGATGAAGGGTATCAGGATCTTCGGCGCGGCAAAGGTGGACCGGCGATCATCGATTTGGCCTACCCAGTTGGATGCGTCCTGGCTGCTGGCAAGCTCCCCCTGTTCGGACCCAGTGAGGATACGCTGTGGCACACCATGTGTACCGGCGATCATGGCAAGTAGGTTCTTGAGATTGCCAGTCGGGTCCGGGGTGTTGCTTCCCAGGACCTGGGCTTTCAGACCGGTGCCGGTGATGTTGCGGCGTAGCTGATGCTCGTACTCCTCCGCCTGCTCTTTCATCTTGGCCAGGTCTGCATCGTCAAACTCGGCGTCAGCATCGGCGGACCACAGGATGCCCCGGTTGGCCGTCAGCCAGAAAGTCTCGGAGCTTGAACCCAGTACCTTCTCCAGGTCTTCCAGGTAGTTGTACGAGGGCAGCAGGCGCGGCACACCGTACACCTCGTCGTCATCCAGGAACTCCGAGATGTGGATGCACCGGGTGTAGTGTACGGTGATGGACTTGGTAGCGCCCCGTTTGGTGGACAGGGTGGAACGGCCAGTCTGCAGAGTGTATAACTCCGGGAGCCCGAACCTGGGAGAGCGCGGGTCCAGGTCCCACTGCTGGACGGTTACGTTATGCTCCCCGTACGCGGACAGGTACATAAGCTCGGCCTGGCCCTGGACCGGCTCGTGTAGCTCGGCGTTATCAGCAAATCCCATGAACAGGACACCGAACTGCCCCAGGCTGGCCAGGCGATCTGCTCGTTCCAGATAGTGGACGATGGACTTTTCCTTGTTCAGGCGCTGCCAGGCACCAGTAAGTGAATTCGGGTCCTCGTCGCCGTCCTTGGTTTCGTCGTATACTTGCGGGGTATCGCCCCATGTGGCCTGGGGAAAGATCCGGATAATGCGGGATGCTATGCCATTTCGATGGTATAGAGCTACAAAATCTTCGGCTACGAGGGCCTTTTTCCAGCCAAACACCTCGTATCGATCCCGGCGTCCACCATGGCTCTTGCCCAGGACACGATTCCACAGGGTGCGGATCAGGCTGTTATCTTGACTACTCATTAGGCTACCCTCGCCCTTTTCTTGGGTGTTTTGATCAGCTTATAGAACGCATATCGTACCGCGTCCCAGCAATGGTTATCTGAGTCTACCACATCTGACAAGATCTCGCCAGCTTTGTTTGTCTTGAAGCTGTAGAGCCTGGCCTCGTCGATCATGCGCTTGCAGCGTACATGGATGACGATCTCCTCAAAGGATTTGAGCCATTCGATGCCGTCCTTGACACTGCCGTTCCACTTCTCCACTGCCCGCATCCTGGGTAGGCCATTTTTCTTGAGATGGCTGATAGATTCGGGCCTGGCGTTATCGGCCTTGGTCTCATACTCCGCAAAGTCCGGTATGCGGGTGTTGAAATAGTCGGCAGTCTCGTCCAGGTCCAGGTTTGCGCGGCCTTCGGCGTATTCCACCCACACCCGGCCATCACCAATCCAGCACCGGACCGACACCGTAGGATCTTCGGCAAAGCCAAAGTCTGTGCCCTGGTAGGGTCCGTCCCAGTGTGGCTTGGGTTCGAACTCGTCCACGCGCCAGTACCCGGCGAATACCTGGGATTTTGACCTGGTGTTGTAGCCACCGAGCCAGATATGCTCGTACTTCTCGTAGTCCTTGCGCTTGAGGCGATTTGCCTGCTTCCTGGATGCCTTCGGACACCATGGGTTGTCCAGGTAGTTGACATGGACCAGTACGCAGTCGTCGCCGTATTGGGCATCGTTGGCCGCGTAGGAGGGGTCCACACCGGTCTCGCGGAATAGTTGCTCCACGGCGTCTGTCGGCTGTTCCGGGTTCCAGGAGAACCAGAGTTGGCTGCCGTCCTTCCGGATGGTCGGGTCCAGCAGTTCCAGGGACCTGGCGGATAGGCTCTGTGCCTCCTCGACCCAGGCACCATCGAAACCCTCCAGGGACTTGATGGAATCGGCAGTATGGTCCTGCATACCCTGGAAGATGATGATGCCGGTGCCACCCTTGCGGTGGATCTCGTCGCGCTGGATATCAAACAGGTGCGCCACATCCAGCTTGCGGATCTTGTCCTCTACCAGCTTCTTGGCTGAGAACTTGAGTGACTTCTGGATCTCCCGGATACACACCCACTGCAGATCGGGGTTGGCTACGGCCATTTCCACCAGGCGCTCCGCGAACCAGTGGGATTTGCCAGAGGACCGGCCACCCTTGGCCCCCAAATACCGGATATTCTCGGTAAGCAGGGGCACTGACCACCGGGGTGTGTCAATGTTAAGATCCATCGGCTTCCTCTTCGGGGCCCTGGTCGTCCTCGCCGTCATCCTGGTTTGGTGCCATGGGATCAACCACCCGGCGCGTCACGGTCATGGACCCGTCACCAGATCTGTGGTCGATCTCCTGCTTGTCGGACCAGTCGTGGTTATGCTTGAGGTCGAACTGGGTAAAGGCAGCATTGTAAATGCCGATGAGGGCCATCTCCTCCTTGGACGTCTCGATGACTTGGTAAGCAAGCTCCAGTAGATCTTTGAAACGCTGGCGCTCCTCCGGGGTGTCGCCACGTTTGCCGGTCTTATAGTACCACAGATTGTTGACGGTCATTCCCAGGAACGTGGCCAGGCCACCAGTAGTATAGGGCCTGGCGATACTGGCGCAAGTCTCGAAATACTCCCTGATTGCGGGTTCCATCTCTTCGGCAGTCTGGTACCGCCTGGCGTACGGGTGCTCGGGCCAACGGATCATGGCCCTGGCCTTGCGGGATAGCGCCTTACGCTCTGCAGCACTCATGCCCTCGGTGGGCAGTGGCGCTCGTTTCCTGGGTTTGTCAGCCATACAGAATCCTCCACTTGGGAGCTATTCTACCACAGGGGCTGTTTGGTGTCGATCTGCAGACATATTGACCGGGGCCTGGGCTGATGGTATAGTAGAAGTCCCTCCAGGCGACACCCGCCGACACTCAGAACCCCGATTGTGATACTTGTGATACCACGGGACACCCGTACCTATCACGCATACTATCACACCAGAAACCCCGTCCTTAGCTGCCTCTGGAGAAATGTGATAGTCGTGTTTTTTTATTAGGTTGGAATTATGTCCTCGTCGGACAATATGTAGAAGGGTCGAGAACCTATCACAACTATCACACGGGCTCAGAAACCGCGTCAGAAACGGGCTCGTTTGTGATAGGTTATATATCCGAAGCGTGATACCCTATCACAAGAACCTATCACAGAACACAACACAACAGCACCATGGCTCTGGTCTCTCTGTCTGTCTCCCGATTCCTGTTTCCCGGCTCCTAATAAAAAAGAGATAGGGTGGGGTGTGTCTCGGAGTGCAGGGAATGGGGTGTGCCTGGGAATCGGCGCACCCATAGGGATTAGTGGCTTATCTGTGCAGAGACGGACACACGAGACCCATCTCTGTGGCCCTGCTGCCTGGCCTGCTCGGCCTCGGGGTCCGCATGCTGGCGTTTGGCTGCCTTGTGGTACCCCTTGTGGTTGTAGTGCTGGGCAACGATCTGCTGCTTGACTACCACCAGGCTGGTGCCGGTGTTCTCGTCTGCCATGGATGCCTGGCGCTCTGCGAGGATCTCCTCGATCTTGGCTTTGATAGCCCTGGCGGCACCGGTCTTGTAGGAGTCGCCCACCCTGGCGTTGTACCGGGTGTAGCCCTGTTCGGCCATGTAGGTGGAGCACAGGCGTTTGACGGTGGACACCAGGTAGTCGAACATGCTGGCCGCGACCTGGGCATCTGACTCCTCACCGCAAAACTCGATCTTGGATTTGCCGCCTCCCACGTGCGGGCGCTGTGCGATACAGTCGTTCAGGCTGGCCACTGACACCGCCAGCCACTGTTCCCACTTGGCCATGAACTTGCGGGCCTCGCCTGTGCGGATCTCAGCAAATGTGCCGTTGCCGGATTCCAGGGCCTCGACATCTGCCTGGGTCAGGCTGTGCTTGTCCATCAACTTGCGGGCGCGTTCTGCTGCAATCGCCGCCTCGTTCGGGCTGCTGGCATCGTTGGCCATGGCCAGGAGCTTACGTACGCGTTCGATGATCTTTGAATCCATGGTATCCTCTCTATCTCTCTATTGACTGAACCACTATTATACCATACCCCATCCATGGGCGCAAGTATTAAAGCCTGACTATGGTACACCGACAGTTCCAGTGCTCCAGTTCGCCCAGGGGCGTATTGCCGTCGATCCGGACCAGGGCCTTGTCGCCCACATCGATAACACAGCCATCTCGGCACAACACCGCCCAGGCATCACGGTACATCTTGATGGGTTCGCCCTTGCGCGTGTGCTCGGAGCCCTTGGGGCGCCACTCCAGGACGTAGCACTCCTGCCCCGCGTACTCGGGCCACTCTCCCACAATCAGCGCTCTGCAGCCTGCGACCACTGGCAATAGGTCCATGCCGCACCTCCTACGATATTTGCATTACAGGTTTGACTCCATTTGTCAGATCCAAGGGCATAAGCCGCACTTATAGCGCCCCTGGTCTGCATTCATCTCACTTATGCTTCCGGTACCTGGCACATTTGACCTGGGCAAGGTAGTTCTCGGTCAGACCCAGGGGCTTCCAGTTGGTCTTGGTCGTCCCACTTCTCCTTATACTCCCCAATAGTTGAACCACTCGGGATCTGACTTTCTTCTCAGATCCCGTATTTGTCTCTCCAGCTTAGAAATCTTTTGCCGTAACTCCCATGCCCTAGAGTGTGCTTCCCCTTTCAAGTGTCGAAATCCGTACCCATGACTGGTGGTTCTCAGGGCCTCCAATTCAGCCTCTAGGGCATCAGCCTCCATGTCTAGTTTGAGGGCTTCTGGGCAAAGCGGTTTGGCTTGTGGTGCTAGGAGGGCTTTGTGCATTATCCCTGATTCGATGTAAGCAGCCATCATGCTCTCCTTATGCGGTCATCTGGGTCATGTAGTGTACCGGGCGCTCATACATCCCCCGCTCGTCTCGGTATACAGAGATCATCCGAAGGTACTTGCCATCCGGCACAAATTGGCGGGAGGTTTCACCATAGTTGATGTTCTCTCCTAGAGGCCACAATTCAACCAGGTCTTCAGCTTCAAGGGCTTCGTTCAGGGTTGGGAACCAGTTTTGCATTTGACGCTCTCCTCTCTCGACTATGGTTTTATTATACCATACCCCCATCCACGCGTCAAGTATTTGTCGGCTTCTCCGCCAGCATCCTGGAGATGTCTACCCAGGTTGTACGGCCTCGGCCATCCCACCGGCCAGCCACCTTTCGCCCACAGCCGGACCTGGGCCCCGTACAGTGGAAAGCTCGACCATCGCGGGTGTACAGGACAACGCCTTTGCGTACTGGTTCTACCATGTGCCCTCCTACGGAGAGGGCCCCGTAGGGCCCCGTTTTACATCTTGTGGATTTTTACGATCTTGCCTGGGCCTGTTTCGATTTCAATAGTGCCCCAGTCGTCCTTGCCAATAACACCGACTTCCACATCGAACGCTTGGGATTCCATGATATCGGCCAGTTCCAAGTCTCCAGTTTCATGGTTGCGCTCTTCCGCCGCGTCATTGTAGAAGGCATTAACTACATCCTGGAGGGTGCCATAGCCTTTGGAGTGCACGGCCACTTCGCCTTCGAACATCTCAACTACTACGTACATTGTGTTACCTCTCTATCTCTCTATTGGTTTGTGGTGTGGCCTCCCTCGACCACACTTTTATTATATCACATCCCCATCCAGGACACAAGTATTTGAAGCTACACTCGCCTGATTGCCTTGGCCTTGTTCATGAGTATCTCCCGCATTTGACATCTCGGAGCCTCTCCGTTGCATTCGGCGGGCCCACCGGCACTAGCATAGGGACCCAGTAGCCAGAGACTATGCCCTGGCCACCGGGAATACCTTCCTTACAGCCTCGTCCACTCGATCCTGTATCCCAGGACATCCGCCACCTTCATCAGGGTGCTGGTCCTGGGGGCCTGGGTTTTGCCATCACGCCAGTTGCGCAAGGCAGATGTGCTACACTTGGCCAGGCGGGCAACGTCCGACAGGCATTCTTTCTCCAGATCCAAGCAAATGCTGTAGTATAGTTCCAGCAGGTCGTTTTCCCGCTGCTGGTTGTTGAGGTAAACTACTTGTCCCATATCTCTATCTCTCTATTGGTTCCGGCCAGGGCTCATTCCCCGACCGAACCCCTATTGTACCATACCCCCATCCACAGGGCAAGTATTATGGGTCAGCCCTCCCAGATGCCACGTAGTTGGCCAGGGCCAGCATACGCTGCCGCAGTACCCGGTGCATACTGTGCTCGTCCTCGGGCAGGTCCATCGCGATCTTGCCGTTGGACTTCACATTGGTGAAATCCGACAGCGCATTGCGCCGCACA